CAGCAAAAGTGAATTTTCCCCGGTCCCTGCAGGTAAGGCACCTTATGCCCCATCGGCTTGTTGTCCAGGGTGTAACGCAGCAGATCGCGAACAATGCAGTCGTGGCTGGTTTTGTTATCCAGCGTGGATAACCACTGCTTTCCTTTCACAATATCGCTGTTGGCGCTGGTGAAGCTGTTACGCGCGGTCGCGGCCAGATGATTAACGGCCGTTTTGGCTATGCTGGCGGCATTCGCGCTGCTCATTTGCAGCGCGCCGTCGCGGTAGTCCTTATTAGCGTGGCCACGAACGTTTAGCGCGATCGCTTCCACTGTGTCGCCAGCCAGATAACCACGCCGCACGGCGTTCACGATGCGCGTTAGCCTATCCGACTCCAGATTGCTCGCCCACTCGCTCAGGCGCCGCCCCTGAAAGGGTTGCGCCATCGCCGCGGCGTAGACCATGTCAGCCGTAATGCCCTGCAGCGGATATCGGGAGAGTACCTGCGAAGGCAGGAGGGAATCGAACAGGCTCAACTGATAGCTGGCTTCGTTCTTCGCAAGCGCCACCAGCTCACTTTCCAGCCCGGCCTGCATTGCAGAGACGGCCTGATGATTCAGTTGCCGCACGCTGCCCAGCAAGCTTTCAAGCCGGTTAACGGTGAAACTCTCCTGCGGCAATCTGTCCAGGGCATCCAGCAGCCGCGCCGACAGGTCTGCGTCCGTCTCGTTTAACAACTTCACCATCCGATTTGCCACGCCCGTGGCGTAGCGGCTGAGCCATACGGAATGCCCAATCGCCTCATCACGCAGGGTTTCGTTGACGGTTGGCATGCTAGCCTCCTGTCATTGTGGGAGCCTGGTTGCGAAGCGCATCGATCACATCATCAGGATTATCTGCCGGGTCAATCAGATCGAGTTTCTGCAATGCCCGAATCATATCGGTATCGCGAAGCGCACCGGACTGCCATGCGTTGACGATCGCTGTCACCATGCCCGACTCGGCCACCTTCGCGATGAATTCCTGGTTGATGGTGTAAGCAGGAGACTCGTCTTTGAGGCCGAGGTATTGTGCACACCAGCCCAGCGCCAGCGTATAAGCCTCAGAAACGTTCGAAACGCAAATACCGAGCACGGATGTTGAAGATGTTTGCTCACCGCTCGCCTGGGTAGCCGTCTTCGCAGTGGCGTTCTGCTCAATCAGTCGGGCGCCCAGTTGCACCATGTAATCGCGCTTACTGTCCATAGCCTCTTTCGCCAGCATGTTCGGCTGCGCCTGCGCATAACCAAACGAGCCTTCTTTGGGAAGCAAAAGCGGTGATCGGGAACCAATTTTCACGCCCTTCTTCTCAAGGTGATCGCGCCAGTTAGTATCAAGCCCGGTCATATACGGCTGAACCTGCCCGCAGAACCACACGCTGTCTTCATAGTCCGCACTGTTGCGGTAATGACCGTGGTTAATCTCCACCAGCGCCGCCAGCGGGGAATCATCTATTGTCGGATCGTTATTCTGCGCGCCGACAAAGGTGAACGGAATTTCATCCCAGTAATCCATCCCTTTGGGTTTTGGTTGGTACTCGCTGTCGATGGTATAAGTCCCGCTGGCGGTTCCGCCGCTTCGGCGCCATACCCGACAGATAAACTTCCCCTCTTCCAATGCCAGCTCGCGATACTGGATCTCATCCTTGTAGGCGTAACCATCCGGTTGCTCGACACATTCACGCAGCACCACCAGCACCAACTGATCGCGCCCGTTTATGCGCTTTGATCTCCAGTTGATGATGTTTTCTGTCGGATAGCGAAGAATGATCGCCTCGTTGGTGGCCTCAGCGTAATCGACGTAAATACCGTCTCGCGCAACCTCCAGCACGTTTTCAGTCACCAGTTGGGACTGCTGATAAATGCTCGTCCCCGCCCCGTCTGCGTTATTCAGCAGATACTTGAGCTTTTCGGGGCCACTGAACGTCGGATCTTTCCGGTACGCCAACCCAAGCTGGCCTATTTTCGTATTGCCCGTAATGGCGTAGAAAACCGCGCGGCTCAGATAGTCCTCGTTGCGCTTACGGTTACGCGAGGATTTATCAGTCGGATCGAGGAATGGCAGATATTTATTGCCTGCATCTTTAACCGCCTCAGCACCTTTGCAGAAGTCGCGGTATTTCCGCCAGACAGCAGAAGCCGCCCGGTGTTCTGGTCGAACCCAGGTGATGTCGTCGTTTGCCATATCAGAAAGTTGTGTCCATGGTGATTGAGTAGGCTGGCTTCACGATCGGGTAATCCTTCACGATGAAGTACCCGCCAGCGTCGTTGGGGTGATCGTTATCTGCTGACTTATCCGGTTCGCCGTTTGCCGCCCATATCTGCTGCTCGAGGCTTTCGGTATAGACCGGGCAGTTCTGGACATTCACCAGATACCGGCGTTCACCGTTAGCGTTGCAGAACATGGCGTTCATCGAGTTGATGCGGTCTTTAACCGGCGGGTTGGCATCATCGACGATAACGCTGAATCCGGCGTCATTAAGCTGAGCAATATCGGTCTTGCTGGCGTTCTGCGATTTGCGGGAGTCGCCTGAGGCATCCGGATAGATGTAAATCTCCCGGCTTTTAACATAGCGGCCATCCTCGTATCGCCAGAACTCCTCCTGAATGCGTTTGATCATCGCCGGTGTGTCGTAAACCTTCACCAGCTCACGAACGCTGTTACGTTTCACGTGAACAATCGCGGCCATTTTCCCCACGTTGAAGTCCATACCGATAAATAGTGGATCGTTGTCCTGAATCTCGTCAGTGCAGTTATTCAATTTACGGTTGAAGATGTGGTAAATCGTCCCGCTGTTGAGGTTTGTGAACTGGCCGCGCAGATAGGCCTGAATCAGTTCGTCAGGGTATGAGCTGAGCAATGACGGAATGTAATCGTCAGGGAGGTTCTTCGCATTGTCGAACGTGCTGGCCTGAATCAGTCCGTACAGGGCAGCCAGTTCAGGCCTATCCCGCACCGCCTTCACGAATTGCTGATAGACGAACTTGAAGCCTTCCGGTGTCGTTGTAACGTCAATGCCGTTTCGCAGACCCGGAACGTTGTAGCGCATACGTGCGATGATTTTTCGCCACGCCTGCTGCGCTTTTGCCGCCGGCATAACGTCCAGCTCGTCGACCATCGCGTTACCGATTTTGAAACCGACAATCGAACCGGGTTTCTCCATCGAGCGGCAGATCGTTGTTCCGCGATAGTGTCGCCCCTCGTAGAAGTGAACCTCTTTGTTCCCTTCGTTGATTTTGACGGTTAACCCCCAGTCGTGGGCTACTTCCTCAACGGTGGGATAGAAGATGTCGCGGATCTGCGGGTATGTCGGCGCGAAGTAGCCCTGATTGATTTTCGGGAACTCCGACATCCCTTTGCAGATGCCACCGCAACCCACCCACGTTTTACCAGAACCGAAACCGGCAACGTAGGCTTTGAACTTGTGCTGCATCGCCAGGAATCGCGCCTGAGGAATGTTAAGTGTCGGGCTGATCCCCATCATCTGCCCTCGCATCTACTACGTTGATATTAATTTGCACTGGGGTTGGTTCATCGTCGTCACCATCACCGGCCAGCTCTTTGCGGAGTTTCTCGATCTCCAGCAATCGGCGGTCGATTTCGATTTGCTGCAGACGTTGTGCGAACTCACTATCAGCCAGGCCAATCCGCTTCATTACCGCTTCGAACATGCGCTCACGGCTGATGGCGGTGATTTCAACGCCGTTCTTGCCAACCTTCACACCGGAATAAGCGAGCCGTGCTACCGCAGGGAGTTTGCGCGTATCGGGGAAATAAGGCTGGCCAATACCATCGCCGTTGCAGCGAGGGCATTCGGAGTTTGGCTCCCGGTTGTGGTCGTAGCTATAGCCGCCGGTGTCCTCCGGCAGTCGTGCACCTTCTCTGCCCTCTGTCTTGACCGTCTCTTCATCGAACTCAACTACATCGCGCCACTGATAATGGTGCCCGAAGCCCCAACAGTAACGACACGCACCGCGGCGATACTGCGAAAGCTGGTTTGCATCAAAGGTGGCGAGCTGCCACATCTGCGCGAGCACTTCATCGGCACTGCCAAGTGTGCGCGCAATGGAGGCTTTCTGCTGCTGCGCAATTGCCTGCGCAACCCTAGTTTTCCCTAGTAGCTCAGGTCCGATTTTGTCAGCATTCCGCTTGCTGTACCCCGCCCGGATAGCTGCCTGTGTAGCATTGTGATCCTTCAAGTACTCCGCAACAAAGCATCTTTGTTGTGCCGTTAATCCATCATCACCTACCAGCTCATCTGCGCACTTTTTCTTTTGCGCAGTGCGCAGTTTCTTCTGCGCAGGATTTTGCGCACTTTGCGCAGTTAGCTTTTTGATGTAACGGCGTGCGGTCGCATAATTCAGTCCCTGCGCTTCACACCATTCCTTCGGTGATACGCCGGTTTCGGCATGGTCAGACAGGAACCGTTGCTGAAGCACGCCCCAGTCCGGTTTTGCCATTGTTTTCTCTATATAACTTCAACTGTGGATGAGTCTTTATCAAACGTGAGATGCGTGTATTATTTCTGTGCTGGCTACATTCATATAAATCAGAAGCAGGAATAGTTAATAATGATAAAGAAGTGTTTATTTGGAGCTGTGCTGACATTAGCCGCCACATCTGCGGATGCTGGATGCTGGGTTGTAAGCAATCTAACTGGCGTAGGTTCCCAACAATACAATCAATTTCAGTTCAAAAAAGACGGTTTCTCGGGAAAAGTATTTGTACTCAACATTGATAAAAACTCCCCATCCGTTACAGATAGCATCATGACCTATACAGCTTTAAGCCCAACTTCAATGTTAGGGACGTACAATATAGGCTTGGGAATGACTATTCAGACATGGCAGATATCAACTGATGGCACTAAAGCTTTTATGACGCTTAACCGAACAAACTCTAGTAACGCGTCGCAAGATGCTGTGGGATCCTTTGTAGGTGATATTAAAGCCAAATGTGACCCTCAGCAGTAGCGGATGAAACTGCATTCCTCGTTGCTTCTTCGGACATACTGCATACATGGAAAAGCATGTGTTGCCATTGCGATGGATCTACTCATGGTGATGGCAATAAAAAACCGCCCGGAGGCGGTTTGAGAAGAGTTAATCGCTGCTTTTATAACTATTCAATAGCATTGACTGAAAATCAACCAGAGATACTTCATCAATTACCTTACCAGTAATTATGATTTTCATTCGCCCTATCACATCCAACCCGCCAATAATCCTGATTTCGGCTGAAAATGTCTTACTGCTCCTGATGTAATCAATGAGGCTCTTTATGTACTCTTCCTTACCATAAACCGCGAAGCAGGGCGTTCCACAGTGCATAGTCTCCAACCTTCCCTCAAGCATCATGATGCTCCGCAGGAAATAGGTAACAATGAGTGTAGTGGTAAGACATGCTTTACCCATGATTACTTTTTCGTAATTGTCATCTGCGAATGGTTCTGCATTGTTACCGAATTAGAATGGTTTACTTTCTACGCCTAAGCTGCGCATTCAATAAATGGAAAAGGCTTTTGGGATTAGGTGTTGTATCACAGCATATTCTGAGGGCAATTCATTAGCCATCGGAATTATGAGCTGAATTTTTCTCAATCCAGTTACCTTCCTCATCTTTTACGACCTCAATAAATTCATCAGCCGGATCAGATGCCCCCCCTTCGTCATCCCACTCATTTAATGAGTGTTGCCATTCTTTCTGTGTCAGGACTTTCCCAGTAATAGAACTACGTAGATAAATCGTCATAATACGAACTCCATAATCATGGACACTTAGTTACATTGTAGACGAGCGGTGATTTGCATCTGACCAGAAAAAAGGAAAATGACACAATGAATTGATATTTAATGAATATAAGCACACCGTTCTTTCTGGTTATGCCATTATCCTTAGGAAAAAAATGACTAAATGATGAATTACCTGTGAATAACGAACAGTGATTTACATTTTGGGCATAGCAACGCCAGTTCCTGCCGTACCTTTGTTGTCGGATGATTAGAGTTAAAGCCGCATATCGGACAAGTCACTGTAGTTTTGGTCGCAGATTCAACACGTTTAAGTGCATAATCGAAGAATGACATAATTCTAGCCTTTATAAGAGTAAGGCTTATCATACCACCATTGATTACTTTTTAATCGCAATCACTGTCCGCATAGCACTTAATCACCGGGTTAATGACTTGCATGGGGTTATCACTCTTTTCATGGTGCGCGTGTGAAGCTCTGGTCAAATCCCCTTACAGGGACTTTATCTCCATAAAGGTTTAGTCATTATCAACCCCATCAGCAGATGAGCTTTGTTATGGTTACTGTGCCGGCTGAATATCGATGAAGTATTCTTTGCCCTGCTCGAACTGTTTGAAAGCTGCCGGGTTTGACACATGCATCGTTAACTGACCGCCAGGAGTGTACTTTGACCACGCTTTGTTTTCTTCGATATCAGCAGTAACTGGGCTCATGTGGATGGTTCGATACGAGTCATCTTCTGCCTTCTGAATTGATTGGCAGAAAAATTTTGCACGTACGGTCATTGGGAATCCTCAGTTAGTAAAAAACCCCGCTATTGCGAGGCTCTATTTCAAACACTGCGTATTAATGTATTCCTGCAGCGTTCTTAATGCTGTTTGGTCGTTGAGGATTCCGGATCGGATACCGAGAACGTTTCGTCCAGCAACATCAGAGAGTTCGACGGTGGCATCATTGCCCATGCCGGAGGTGCTGGCGGTTTCGGTTGAGGTTGGCACTGGACACTTGCCTTTGACGTGCACCCGACCACCATTATCAAGCTGGCGCTGCAGAGCAACATTTTCAGCTTTTGCATAGGCCAGTTCCTTCGTGTATTTGGCATCCAGCGCAGCAACATCTCGCTGCCTGGTTGTCATATCAGTGATAGTGGCGTTAGCCAGGCTGAGTTTCTCAATGGCCTTATCGCGCTGGTCTTTGTAGGTGATGGCGTTGCCGCGGTAGTGGTTAATCGCCCACGCCATCGATACCAGCACGCAAATGACAACCGCGCAGATAACTGCGGTGAGACGGCTCATTTATCCAACCCCCAGCACGCCAGCGCGCTTTCCTGGTCACGACGTTCAACCTGACCATAGCAGCCGTTCTTCTGGCCTTTGGTCAGTCGACAATCCCTGCCGCCGTCTTTAATCCATCAGCGGATTGCTTCGCATGCCCCTTTACGGTCACCAGCATTGATACGTTTGTAGAACATCGAGGGGAAGCACTTGCCGGGGCCAATGTTGTATGGGCAAAAAGAAGCAATGCCGGCCTTTTGGGGTTCGGTCAACGGCACTTTAATATTGCGATCAACCCAGGCAAGAGCGTTGCCGCGCTCGATAGCATTCACCTCGTCGCATTTCCCCTGCGTTAGCTTCATGCCCTTCTCAACACGCTTGCCATCCACCAGCGTGGCGCCGCGGCAAATTGTCCAAATCCCGGAGCCATCTATATACGCCGTCGTGCTGTTACCTTCTTTCTCATTCAAGAACTGATCGAGGATGACAGATGCCGGTGCGCCAGCGAGAATTAGTCCCAGAACGGCAGCGCTTAGCTTTGCTCTGTTTCCCATTAATCACCCCTAGCGGCTTTACGCCGATCTTCTTTGATTTTGAAATACAGATTCGTCAGATACGTAAGTAGGCCGAAGAGGAGACTCCCTAGCACACCTATAGCAGCCCATTGAGATGGACTGACTTTATCGAGCACTTGGAACAACCAGAATCCGGCATTCCCGGCTGATGCCCCATAAGCAATACCCGTTGTTAGTTTGTCCATGCGATACATGCTCTCACCTCGCGTAGTTAGCGGGTGTTGAAAGTTTTAAGATGATTAGTCGATATGGCTAAAGCTGAGGGATTGTTCTACCGATAATGATATGAACATTTACTCTGGGAAATTTTTATGCAGACAGTCTCTACTTACAAAGACCTTGCAAACGCAATAGCCTGTGGTTCAAACAAAATAGAAGTCACTGGTGATATAACGAAGGGTACTGTAAAAATCGTCGCCAGCGGCGCAGTTACATGGGCTATTGCTATTGGCGCAATTAGCATCGCGTATGCAGCATTTGCTATGACACCCGCGACGGGAGGAACTAGCTCCGCATTATCAATGATTGCTGCACCGGCTGCAGTAGCCAGCATTGGATTACCAGCAACCACGGCAGCAATTGCGATTGCGACTGGAGCAGGGTCCATATCGGCCATTAAAAAATTAAGACAATATAAAATCGAATCACATGTAGATGGTAAAGCGATTTTAGTTAAAAGATAATTACGGAAGAATCACACAGGTACAGAAGTGTGCTCTGGAAAAACATAAAAAAGCCCCACGGTGTTAACCGCAGGGCTTTAAACGAAGGCAATAACCCATCGTTAGAACAAAATTACCACAGATTCGGGAAAAGTAAATAACTCACGATAAAATAGTGCCCTATTTTGTTATCTGCTTAAGTTGCTCCTCTGCCCATGCCTCTTCGATATCAAACTTGGTTATTAACTGATCGTAAAATGGCTTAACAGACTTCTTCCAGGTATCTAGCGTGATGGCATCAGTTATCTGGCAAACAGCTGCATACGCCTCAGTCGAAGGGATTC